CACCTGCGGAAACACCTGCGGAAACACCTGCGGAAACACCTGCGGAAACACCTGCGGAAGCCGCACCTGTAGCACAAGCACCAGAACCTAGAGACGACTTTGTAATTGAGCGCAAGTCAGGCTTCCGTGGCGGTACTTCTGAAAAAGTTGAATGGGTACTGCGTCGTAAATCTGACAATCAAGTTATTGGGTACTACCCAAGGAAGAAAGATGCCGAGCAAACGCTTGATGTTTACACGCTTCCAAAAGAAGAAGTATTTGCTAAGCACCCAGAATTAAGACCCCCTGAAACTAAAGGAGCCGACCTTGGCACTGAAACCACTGAAGCCATCGAAACAACGCAAGAAGGACAAGAAGCACCACCAGCCGGAGCAGTAGCCGGTAAGCGTGGGCCCAAACCTAAACCCGCTGAAGTTAAAGCGCAGATAAGAGTAAGCCGTAACGAGCAAAACCGGATTAATAACTACGCCGAAGACAAACGGAAGAAGTTTGTTGCCCAACTTCAGCAGACGTTAACCCCCGAGCAAATTGAAGAACTTAGCTTTGAAGAGGCCGAGCAAGCTGAGATTGATGCACGCCAGTCTCGGCGCAGTGCGCTTCGTGGTTTGGTTGAACTACAGGATAACCCTAACATTGCTCGTGGCAGCGCGGTTGGTAAACGCATTAGCGCAGCTCTTAAAGACTCTAAGGCTACGGAAGCAGAACTAGCGGACATCCGCCGGGGTATCAAAGCAGCCAAAGATGTTCTTACTGGCCCTAAAGAAGATGTACTCGGCTCAGTTGCAGCCCCCGGTGTGTCAGGGAAAACAGAAGCTAAAGCTAACAAATCAGCGGATGCTAAGGTAGGCAAGCCCGATGCAGGGTTTAGCAAACTGACTAACGGTTCACAGGCAATCACGCAAATCATTAAGACTGGTAATCTATTCCAGCGTTTTGTTGCGCAGCGCATCCGCAACTTTATGGTCGGCGTTAAGTTTGTGGTTGTTGAAAAGGGTGATGCAACCCCAGCCAATATCCTTGCGGAGATGGAAGGTGCACGTGGTTTATTTGTTTATACCCCGGGCCAGAAAGACCGTACTGTATACGTGCGTGGTAGCAGCTTCGGAGACCAACAAGGCATTAATAACATAACAGTGCTACACGAATTGCTGCACGCAGCAACGGCTAGTCGTATTGAAGCAGGTCTACTGAAAGGTTTTAGGAACGCCAGCCTTCAAAAGTTTATGCGCGAGATGGACGCCGTAATGAAGCGTGCCGAGCAGGAGTACAAAGACTTAACGTACCTTGACATGGTTAGCGAAGACCTTAACGACTTGGTTAGCAGAACCTATAACCCTGAAACAGACAGCTACGATATATTTAAAAGCCCCCATGAGTTCTTAGCTTATGGCATGTCTAGCCCTGAGTTCCAAAAGTTCTTGATGCGTGTAAAAGGCGTACGCAAAGAGCCAACTCTCTTCTCTACGTTTGTTAATAGCATCCGTGACTTATTTGGTATCAAGCAGGGTGACGCTACTGCGTTCTCCGATCTGGTTGACATTACTGACAAGATGCTCGGCACAAGGCTAACTGCGGTTGAGACAGGAAGAACTTCGCTCCAGCAAAAGGGCAAGTTCACTCCCCCCGAGTTTGACGAAGAGGCTGACTCCAAAGTAAAGCGCTCTGCTCTTCAGCTTGCCAGAGACACAAAGATTGCAAAAGAAAAAGTGCGCTTGTCTAATGAAGGCGATGCGGCTAAAAATGTTGAACTGATGCAGTTGGCACGCGATCCCAAAGCAGTGCGCCAAATTTTGGCTAACGTAACTAGCGACCTAGGATATACAAGACTAGAAGCTACTGTGCGCTTGCCCACGTTTGACTTCTTGGCTAAGTGGGCCGCTGATGTGGGTATACCTGCGCTAAACAAAGCTAACACTCAAATGCAGCGTATGTTGGGTATGTCTCAGCAGTTCTTAGTTGGCGCTGAACGAGTGATTGATTCTTTGAATCGCGGGTTTAAAGAAGACCCCAAGCTTAGTCGCAAACAGTTTGCAGATTTTGTGTATGCCACTACGTTGGCAGAGGTAGACCCATCTGATACCAACACCCGTATACGTAGCAAACAACTTGATGCCGACTACAAAGCACTTGGCTCTGTTGGCCAACGCATGTACAAACAGTTGCGGGACTACTACGAGTCAATCATTGAGTTGTACTCTGACATATTAGATGAACAGATAAGCAACATGCAGGGCATGTCCCCTGATGAAAAGAAAAATCTGATGGCTGTCTTGCGCAAGACGTTTGAAGCTGAGTCACGGATTAAACCTTTCTTCCCGTTGGTACGCCGTGGTGATTTCTTCTTAGCTATTGGCTCCGGCGATACACGTCAGTTCTATTTGTTTGAGACTCGCGCAGAGCGTAATGAAGCCGCTAAACAAATGGCGGCAGAGCGCGGAAAATCTTTAGCTGAACTAATAGCCGATAAAGAGTTTGTGCAAGGTAACGACTTGAAAGAGTTACGCGCCGCATCACAGGATGCCAGCACAATGCTCAAGGAAGTCTTTGCGGCAATTGATGCCAAAGACATGGGCTCGCCCGAAGCTAAAGAAGGTTTAAAGGATGCGGTTTACCAAATCTATCTGACCACAATGCCGGAGCAATCATTCCGCAGGCAGTTTACGCATCGTAAGGGTCGTGCTGGTTTTAGCACAGACTTGCAACGCAACATTGCTACTACTGCTTCTAAGCAATCCATTCAGTTAGCGCGTTTGAAGTACGCACCGCAACTTCGCCTCGCCTTATCAGAGGCACGTGACTCAATTGGTGAACGTGAAGAGTTGTCTCCGTTTGTGCAAGAAGCTGAAAAGCGTGTCAACATGGCGCTGTCCGGCGCTCATGGCTCATTAAGTGAATCTGTTGCTGGTGTAGCAAACAAAGCGTCTTACTTTTGGTACTTGTCTTCTGCTGCGTCGGCGTTGATTCAGCCTTCTAGCGTATTCATTTCTGGTTTACCTGTACTGGGTGGTAACTACAACAACGTTACCGGTGCGGCTACCGAGCTTGCAAAGATGGCTACGTTGGTTAATCAATACAGCGTGTTCCGTCCCAACCCAGACGGCACAACTTCTATCTCTGCGCCAAGCATTGCTAACAACAAGTCCCTCCCTGCTGATGAGCGTAAAGCAATTAGCGAAATGACTTCGCGTGGTGTGTCTGAGTCAACCTATGCCTCTTTGGTGTGGGGCTACAAGAGTATGTCCACCGAGCAGTTTGAGGGTGTTGTAGGTAAAGGCAAGCGTCTTGCAAATTTGATGGTCGGCGCTCTGATGCACAACACTGAGCGTCTAAGCCGTGAGGCCGTCTATCTAGCTGCGTATCGGTTGGGCAAGAAGCAGGGGCTTGGCTACGATGCTGCTGTTCAAAAAGCGGTTGACTCTACGAACGAAGCCCTTGGTAACTACGACATTACAAACCGTCCACGGTTTATGCAACAGGGTATCGGTAAGATTGCGTTCCAGTTTAAGACGTACCCATTGCAGATGTCTTTGCTGCTGTTAACCAACTTTAAGAATATGCTTCCTTACCTCAATAAAGAGGGCAAAAAAGAAGCAGCTACTAAGTTCTTCGGCATGATGGGCACCTCTTTCCTACTTGCGGGTGCGGCAAACATGGCTTTGATTAATCCCATTTTGGGACTTGCTGGATGGGCTTGGAGTCAAATGAGTGACGACGAAGACTGGCCTGAAGAACTCAAAGGCATTAATTTCCCAACTTGGGTCTTTGAAGTATTCTTACCTGAGAAATTAGGCGACATTACGCTTGGCGGTGTACCCGTAAGCGATCTTATTACCCAAGGCCCATTTAATGCGCTCACCGGATTGGCAATTGGTTCTCGTATTGGATTAGCCGATCTGTGGGGTAGAGATAGTAAAGAGACTAAGACTTCTCGTGAAAGTGCAATTGCTTTCTTGTTAGATCACTTTGGTGGCCCAACTGCAAGTATGGGCTTAGGTTTTGCCGACGCCTACGATGCTTACGCAATGGGTGACTATCAGAAGATGCTGGATCGTATGTTACCCGCCGTAGCCCGTAACCTTGTAATAGCTAACAGGTATGCAGATGAAGGTATGAAGACTGGTCGCGGTGTTGAGCTGGTCGGCAAAGACGATGTAAAGACAGGTGAGTTAATTGGTCAAGCGATTGGTTTCCGCCCTGACATTCTTGCATCAACTCAAGGCCCTGCATTTAAGTTGTCTGGTATTGACCAAAAAATTAACAACCAACGCAACTTGTTATTGAACAAACTTGACTTCCAACGCCGTAAAGATACTGACGAAGGGGATGAAAAGTTTGACGACATCATTGACAACGAAGTTGCTAAGTTCAATGATAAATACCCGTCTTACAGACTCAACAGAGACACAATTAACGAGTCGTTAAAGAAGCGAGCGGAGCAACGCGCAACCTCTCGTGCAGGTGTAAACGTTACAAAACAAAATAAACCAATTATTGAAGAGGTCACAGATACTTTGGAGAATCGTTTAGACAGACGAGCCGAAGAGATGGCGGCTAAACGTAAGGCCGAAAAAAATCCCCAGTGATTAGCCGGGGATAAAAGGAGAGTAGCAACCAACTTAAAAAATCTTAGGGTTCAGTCTACTTTAAACCCGCCATACACGCAAGCCTTTGATCCCGTCTTCTATAACTACTTTCGTAACAGTAGTCATCTTTAACCGCCTACAGATTGTTGCAATCGTTCCCCGGGCGGCTTTCTCGTCAATGCAGGGTACAAAGAAAGAATAACCGCGCCGGAACTTAGACCAGTCAATCTGATACGTTACTGTCTCGATTTTCATCGGGGGTTACAAAAGCGTCCATCTGTAAGAACTCAGCGGCTGATGCGTCAAACTTCAATACACGCACCGCAGGGGATACAACCTTCATGCCCTTGGACATTCGCTTGTTCACACCCTCCAAGTAAATCTTGGCGTTGCCTAACTCTTTCAAGGTAGTCTTGTAGTTGATCTGCTGTTTGACACAGAAGTCTTTGAATTGTTTGGCCGCGATAAAGAGTTCTTTGGTATCTGGCTCGTAGCGTATGAGCAGCTCTCCACGGGGCTCAAGCATGGGCATGGACTGCAGGTTACTACGAGCATCAACTTCACCATTTACAACTAAAGCATTATTAATGTGGGCGTTAACAAACTCACCAAGGATTGTTACGGGTGTTGAGTTTGGTGCTTGGATTTCAAACCGCATCTCGCCTAACATGCCTTTGAGCCAGTCGTACACGGCCTTCATGTCGTAGTTGTGCAGTTCCAACTGTGACGCAATCAAACCACCGGCGATGTTGCAAGCTGATACACCTGACCAGAAACGCTCCTTCTGATTAAACTGTACTTCCCTATCAAGCCGAGCTTGAATCTTGCGCACTAAGGCTATTGCCTCTTCCAAGTTATTAACAAGCCATTGAATGTAGATTTCACCGGCATGACCAAAGTTCTCACGAAGCTGGTGGTCAAACATCTGCTTACCCTCTTGCACATCAATGATGCCGTTGGGTTCAATCTTGTACTCAAGCAGACGCATGGACTCGCCATCGGGCGTATTCTTTGCCACACCTAACTTCTCGTAGAAGCTGGCATTTGCCGAGCACAAAGTCATACCCTGCCAGCTAGTGTTGTTAACACGCAACGTATTGGTTTGCCCGTTCATTTTGTTTTTGCCTCGGCCTTGGCTGATGCTGTACGCCAAGTCAGAGAACTCCATGCCACTAAGATTGGTGATCTCGTCAATGGTGTTGGGCAGATTGTTCATCACGCCAAGCTGGTGCATCTTTGCGTTGAACGTATCCTTGTACATGGAGGTCAACCCCTTGGGTTCACCATACACACTGTTGCACATAAACAACGCTGTAGACTTACCTGAACCAGACTCAGGGTGAATCACGTTAATGATTGCGCCTTCAAGACCTGTAAATTTCAACAGTGGTGAGCCAAATGCCGTGAGTGCGGCAAACGCATGGGGTTCAAGCCCGGGCTTAGCGTACATGTTGAACGCTTCTTTCCACTTCTCCATAGAGCCTTTGGCGATTAGCTTTCCGGCAATATCTTTCGTAACGCTTGACGGGGGGCTATAAAACACGCCGTCTTTTGTAATCTCCCGATCGCCAAGGATGAACTTGCTGTTCCCCTCGACCCAACCAAACTGAGTTCTCATGGTCTCTGCCTTTTTAATGTATTGCAAATTTTTTATAAAGAAAACAACATACCTTGCAAGCAATTCGTACTGTGACTTATGGGCTACAACTCCGTTGTGTGCCAACTGTTTGCGCAACTCATCGGGTGAAGAGATACCCATCGTAGGGATGCTGAACTCTCGAACACCGTCATGCGGTAAGTGCAAACGAAACAAAGCTATCTCGCCAAGCTCAGGGTCACGCATGCGCTTGACCACATACAAGTCGTGCTCGTAAACAAGTTTGGGCTCGGCTTCGTCATCTTCGCTTTCAGGGCGGATGTAAACACCACCCTTCTTGCCACGGAAGAACGGAAATGGGTACTCTGGTATATGCTGTATCTCAACCTCACCGTCTTCATCTTCGACGGCGTATTCGTTATCTTCTGCGTCGGCTTCTTCAATCTCAACACCGAGCATGATGGGCGATTTAATTTTGCCTCTATGGATGCAACCCTCACAACCTTGCGGATTGAGTTTTGCAAATGTTGAGCAGTGGTGCGGGCCACCCTTCTTGCGCAGATTGTTAACCTTGTTGTCAACTTCTGCGGGATCGTAGCCCTCATGTTCGCTCGACAGTTTGTGTGCGGCCTTGTCTCCGTCTACGCAAAAAGCTGCAATAGAAAGAGCGGAGCGCCACAGTGGTTCTTCAATGCTGTTTTGGTTAGCAAAACAGTGGTTAAGTTGGGCGCACCCATTCTCAGCCTTGAGCATGATGGTCTTGAACCGCTTGACCTTGTTACCCATGAGTGCTTCCATCATCGGGCTCATTGAGCGCGGTATGAAATCGGGTACGTCGTCTTTTGGTTCAGGCGCACCAAGCAAGTCTTTCAACTCTTGATACGTCATGCGAGGCGTCAGTTCATTAAGTACTGTTACCTCTTTAGGCTCTTTCTGCTTGAAGTTGAATGTGCCGGGGATACGCAGGATGCGTGAAGCCTCAAATACTGAGGAGTCCACAATCAACCCTTGCTCAACGCACAACTCACGAAGCCGATTGGCTAGTGGCTCCCACTCTCGGCGAGACACTGTTTCTTCTAGTAGCCAGTACGCATGTATGCCGTAGCCAGAGCTAACTAGTATTGGCTTTGGTAAGCCGACCGCAACGCAGAACTTCTTGAACTCATCGAGTCCAGTTTGCTGATCGAGATAGCCCTTGATAATGCCTTTTTCGTCGGGTACACCTTTTGTGGGGCCACAGTCAATGTCCATCCACAGAGCACGGAAGTATTTGGCATTCTCATGAGTGCGGTTATTTAACGAGCCGTACTTGGCGCATCCAAAGAATACGTCAATCTTCCGTTTAACAAATCGCTGCGCTAACTCTTCAACCTCTTCCTTAGTATCTACAAATTTTTGGTCAGGGTACTTACCAATCCCCATCACACAGTAGCGCCCTTCCGGTGGCAGTACCGTATCAAGTAGATCGAAAGATGACATGTTTTACTTTAATTGTTGGTGAGCTTTGGTGTGAATGATGTAGTCGCTAATTGCTTGCGCATAGCTTGAGTGCGGTTCTCGGTCTCCCTTAAACCAATTGTAGATAGTCATCCGAGTCACCCCGAAGTCATCTGCAATCTTGGTCACGCTTATGTTTGCGCGAATACATACACGACCCAAGGCTACACCCAAAGACTTGATACTTGCTTTTTTGTTGGCGTACACCAAGCTTTGGCTATAACCATAGGTCATGCGTTTACTCCTCTTCGCTCCAAGCCTTTACCACAGAGTCAAGGTCTTTCTTAACTGTAGGTTTGGGGTCGGCTTTCTTCTCGCGCTTAGTCGGCTCCTCAATAGGAGACTCAGCTTTAGGCGCGGCTTTAGGGGCTGGTGCTTCTAGCTTAGCTTGCTTACCCGCCATGTCAGCTTGGTATGGTGTCATAACTACCATCTTCAGCACGTCAGGCTTCTTAGCCACTTCACTGGTAACGCCGTACTCAGCTTGCTTGATGAAGCGCGTTGGCGTGAACAACACTGACTGATTGTCGTTCTCTTCATTGAAGCTGATCTGTGTAATAACGTAGTCCAAGCTCTTGCCGTTGTTGGCTAAGTACTTAGAATAGTTTTCAAACGTGTGTGCATTGTCGCCATGCCCATCACCAAACAATGACTTGGATGCCAAGTTCATTTGATACACTTCGCCTTCGAGTGAAGTACCGAAGTCTTCTTCTAACACGAGCGCAATGCGACGTGAATAGCGGCAAGCTTTTGAGTTGCCCATACCTGAACCCTTGGTGTTTTGGGTACAGTTATCGCAACGCTCAGCTTGTTTGTTTGATGAACCCTCATCAGGCGTACGACCATCATTAGAGAAGCAGTCGGGCGCAGTCGGCTCGGCATCGGGACTCCATGCTTTTGCATAGAAGATACGACCCACGGCAGGGGATGCGTTAACAATGATGGCGTTCAGGTTGCCCTTGATCTTGCCCATCTCTTCACCGCCGACCGTTTTACGGAAGATTCCGTTTTTAGGCACGATGCGTTTAACGCCGGACTTGCCAGCAAGTTGTTTTGTAAGCTCGCTAACACCTGCGGTTTGCAGGAAGTCGGGGAGGTCTTGGTTGAGAATAGTGAGATCACTCATTTCATTTTTCCTTAGAACGTCTAACAACCACGGTATAAGCATTCTCCACATTGAGACCAAGTGGTAGAACTGTGGGATTCTCAGAGAGGAAATCCTTCATGTTTGTTTGATGAAGTCTCTTCTCTAACAGGCCAAATGCACCATGCTCCTCTATGAAGTCGTACATTGAATCCCAATCGTTCGTCCAGTACCGTGACTTTACCGAGCGAATGATTGTGCCGTGTGGGGTGCGAATGCTGTCGGCATTCATCTCTTTGCATACATCGAGCATCTGTGCTTCTAACACTTCCATCTGCTCTTTGAGATCGTTGTCTTCAGCTTCAAACATGCGCTTGTTGTCGGCACGTTTGTCTCTGATCTTGATGTAGATTGTGGTCAGCTTGTCCAAATCCATGGGGGTGACTCTATCCTTGACTTCTTCGTCCATCTAATTCTCCTAATGGTTAAGTGTGTGACAATAGCAGTTCACATGAAGCAGTGTTTCGTCCACTTTTAGGAGGCGCTGTATCGGCGCTAACCCGATACCCACCACTGCCACACAAATCTAATTATATACTAACATTTGACATTGTCAACATCTTCTGAAGAAATTTCTTGTTTGTACAAATCAATTACTTTTTGGTGGTTGTCAATGTTGCCTTGAAGCATTGTGTACATCTTGGCTTCTATTGGACTGCCTTTGATGTGTACCACAGTCATGTTATTGACTTGCCCGGGGCGGTCGATACGTGCGTTGGCTTGCAAGTACGTCTCAACACTTGTACATGGAGCATACCAAATGATTGTGTTGGCGGCAGTTAGAGTTAACCCGTGTGACGCCGCCTTTGGTTGAATGATTAATACTTTTGGTTCCGGTTGCTCTTGAAACTGCTTGACAATATCCGAGCGTTTGTTTACAGGAACCGAGCCGTTAATCACGTCGCATGTAATGTTGTTTTTCTGCAAATGCTTTTCAAGCAGTTGTATGGTGTGCGTAAACGGAACAAACACAAGCACCTTGTGGCTTGACTCTTCAATGACCTCTTGAACTACGTTGAGCCTACTGCTCACATCGAACTCAATGACTTCGTTTGTATCCGTATACACCGCACCTCCAGCTATCTGCAGAAGTTTGTTGATTTGTACGGCAGCGTTAACGGCTGATACTTCTTCTCCAGCAGCCTCAATCAGCATCTGCTTCTTGAGTATGTTGTAGAACTTAATCTGCTGCGGTGTTAATGGTGCATCTCGCTCAACAAACGTAACAGGCGGCAAGTCGAGGCAGTCGGCTTTCTCAAACCGAATGGCGGGTTGCAGTGCCTTGTGAACGATTAGTTGCGCGGTCGGCTTGGGTATCCACTTGTACATAGTGAGCTTCATCATCACTGTGTCTCGGAACTGACCGAAGAATGGTGACACACCCTTGGGGTTCACAAGCTTTGCCAATCCGTAAGCATCCACAGGCGACTGTGCGGCAGGCGTACCGGTCAACATCCACAAGCCCTTGATAACTTTTGTTAGGTCTCGTAGGTCTTTCCAACGCTCAGTCTGTGCATTCTTATAGGCTGACGCTTCATCTACTACGATGAGGTCAAATCCACCCGCCATGATTTCTTTCTTGACGATGCCAACGCCATCGAAGTTAATGATGACGAATTCAGCACCCATACTCACAATCTCTTTGCGCTTACGTGCGGCTCCATAAGCGACTGATACGGTGCGGTGAATAGCAAACTTAAACAAATCGTTTTGCCATGCCGACTTCATGATCGACAAAGGGCAGATCACTAACACACGCTTCACTAATCCAAGGGTCATGAGGTAGTCGACAGCCCAAATAACTGATGCTGTTTTACCTGTACCCTGCTCGTTGAAACAAAACGCTTTGCGGTTTGTTGTGAGGAATTCTGATGTTGTCTTCTGATGCTCAAACGGCGTGAACCCCGGGGGACGAGGCCACGTATATTCTGATAGGTTCATTTTTTCTTACGTTCCTTGGTGCTTACTTCTGATACGACTTTGTGGTTTGAACCACGTTTGAACGAGCGATTGGCTGATGGGGTTTGAAGTTTGACTCCGTTTCCGTTTGTGCCACCTTTAGATAGTGCCTTGATGTGAGCAACATCTTTGCCTTCGCGGACGTCAGCACGTCCATCTTTGTTTCGGTCTGCATTCTTTTTATCTATGCCTTCTCTAGCACGTTGACGCTCTAAGCGTTCTGGGCTTTCGCCACGTGCAATCTGTTGTTGATACTCTTTTTTGTAGGGGCGGGGTTTGTTTACGTAGGGCATGTTAGTTCCTGTTGTATTCACATTCTCTCACTGAGCAGAACTTGCACAGTGGGCCTTGGATTGGATTCCATACCCCATTTTCTAACGCCGCTTCAATTCTTGCAACGTCTTGGGCGGACTTCTCAATGTATTTCTCTACCATTTCTGAATAGTGCGTAGCCTTCACGAATTCCTTGCTGACTACAAACAAGAGAGCCGACTTTACCCTCTTGATCTCCGGAAACTTGGCGAATAACCCACAGGCGACAAGATCGAGTTGCTTCACGTCCGCATATCTCGCACTCTTGCTCGTCTTGTAGTCTATGGAGTGCGCCGTCCCCGTCTTCTTGTTGATAATCACCAAATCCGCTACCCCATGCCACCATACATTCGGAGCATCGAAGTCGCACGACTCTAAGTTCTTCGTCAACCCAAGTTTTACTTCGCATAACTTATCTCCGGGGATGTCCTTTAAGGTATCTAGGGTAGCTTGCATATACGCAAACTGTTCAGGGATCGGGGTTCCGTCACGAATATATTCCTCCGCCACGGTATGAGCTGTCTTTCCATACAGTGTTGCCTGTGTGTCGGGTTCAACAACGTCCTTTGCAATCTTGGTGTGATAGTACTTCTTAGGGCACTGCTGAAATGTTTTCAGGCTACTGAATGACCAAACGATACTCATAATTTCTTTCTGTTATAGATACGGCCCGGGCACGTATCTTGGTTGTACTGCAATAGGCTTTGCTTGTGGTTGACCTTCGCCATGCTCAAACCTTGCACCACGTGCGGCGGCATAAGCTTTTACCACATGCGGGTAGTGCCTGTCCGATGGCGCGTGTTTGGTGTCGATGCCCCAATCAGCCCCCGATGAGTCTAAACCATGCACAGGACTAACATCCAACATGTCTGACAACGGCGACCTTTGTACAACAGATAGCCCATCCCCGCCAAAAAACGCATAGCTCTTAACTAAACCTTTGTTGTGCTGAAGCACCGGATGAAAGTAAATTTTATGTTGTGAAGCCTCGGGTACTTCAGAAAGCAAAAGCAACCCTGCGTTACTCTTGCCTTCTGAGTCGTGAAAGTTAGGCAGTATGTTGTCATAGTCGTGCATCAATGCGTTGTCTTGCCAATTTTTCTTTAATGCGTCCTTGTCGCCTTTAACTTCTACGAACATGCCACCACCCCAACGGCAGGGTAGAAAGAAGTCGGGTAAATACCGCATGGTTCTAGTCCCTTGGACAGTATCAACTTCCTTTTCGTACCCTTCGTTCTCGTACTTCCAAGGTATACCCAAGGTATCAAAGAACACAGCCCATCGTGCTTCCAACCTCGAGCGAAAGCGATAGCCCTTGTACATAGTTTCGATTGCTTTAATGTGATTCATTATTCTTCCCAATCCCAAATGTCGTTAGGCCAAACTAGCACAGGTGTTTGCGCACCCAAGTAGCCGCCCTCAATGTTGTATTCAATAAACTCACGAGCGTCTTCGTGCGCCATGCCATCACGCTTCATGAGAATATCCCGTATCTTCTCGGCGTCGTATACCAATACAGATACGTGGGTACTGTCACGCCAAATGTAGGCTGGCCCAATGATCGCTTCGTCGTAGCCGTCGTACTTAATCATCGCTTCATGCCTCGTACGTATGCCGCAAAGCTTGCCATTGTGTCCTTCTCAAAGGCTTTCATCTTCTCGATCTCTTTGGCTACCTCTTCCAACACATCGTTTCGCTGCTTGTTTAGATTTACGTATTCTTGAATATCGTCATCGTCGTACATAGTGGTGCGTCCTCGTGGTTATCAGGGTTGAACTTGGGGACTCGATTGCCCTTGTCCTTGGGGTTTGGGAATGGTGGGAAAGGCCAAGTCATGCTTTGGCTTTTGGCTTAGGTTTAGTCTTCATGAAATCAATGTCGGGTTGCTCTTTGCGTAGGTCTGCATACTCTAGCTGTACGCGCTGAGCGTTAATGATCTTACCCGCTGTGTTGTTCATCTCTGTGGCAATCTTTACTTCAATCGTGCCATCTTTGAGTGAGTGATATAAAGCTGATAATTCTGTTGTCAAGTCACTGATGTGGTTCATTTTCAATTTCCTTTATTTTGCGTTGGATTAACATTTGTACTCGTTTAGCTTCTATAAGCTCGGGAGTTAAGACCTTGCGTGGTATTTGCAGTAACACTGCTACATACGAAGGGGCTAACTCTTCAATATCTTTGCGCATGCGTTCGTTGGCCTTTGCTCGGCTGGCTTCTATATCCTTGCGGTAGTTTGCGTAACTCCACTCGGCTTTCTTTTTACGAAATTCGTCGCGTTTTGGCCCATTACGGTACTCCTTTTGTTTTACTTTTAATTTTTCTAAGTTCTCTTCTCTATACCTCCTATTAAAATTACGTACATATTCTTTGTTGCCCGCCCGCCACTCAGCGCTCTTGGCAAGGTTAACTTCTCGATTTTTCCACCAATCTTCACGACCTTTGGCGTTTATTCTTTCCTTATTGGCTTCTCGATATGCCCGTTTCTGAGCGTTGCGTGTTTCTCTAACACGCTCTCTGTATGCTTTACCTACCTCCGCAATGCGTTCTTTGTTAGCTTCTTGATACGCTTTCTGCCAAGCGGCTCGGGCAACTGGGTCTTTAATTGGCATCAGCAGTCTCCATAGCTCTCTCCGTATCCTGCTTCGCAGTTAAGTGGTAACTCCATGCCCCAACTGGGTCGGGTGCGCATACACATCTCAACGTACTCTTTGGCTGTATCAACTTGCGCAGTCGGCACAATGCAAGCGATGGCATCATGCACAGTCATCACAACTCGGTACTTCTTCGCAACCATGAGCATCTGCTCACCAATTACGATACGGGCTAGGGCTTGGCACACGTTCTCAATTACCTTACCGCCATAGATACGGGTCGGTATAAGTGCCTTGCCCTTCTTGGTGTCGTATGCCAGCTCCGTCTTCCCTTCGTCGTTCTGAAGTAGGCGTAGGTTGGGGTAGCGTAGGTATAGATTGTTGGGTAGTAGGATGCCATCACTGCCTTCGATCTTTAAGATACCACCTCGGCCTAACGTAGTCTGTTGATTCTGAAGTACGGCTTTGAGGGCTGACGCCGCAGACTTCCATAGTTCAGTAATCTTCGGATACGTAGTTCGATATGTGTCAATAATCCTCTTCGCTTCATCCAATTCGATCGTGACATTGAAGTTCTTAAGTTGCGCTTGGAATTTTGCCGCGCCCATCCCGTACCCGCACCCAAGGATAGTGGTCTTGCCAACAAACCTTTCGTCCTTTGTAATCTCCGAAATCTTCTTGCCATAAATAGCCGTTGCCATGATTTTGTATACATCTTCGCCCCGATCAAATGCGTCTACCAAGTCGTCTTGTTCCGCAAGCCATGCTAGCGTGCGGGCTTCAATTTGTGATGAGTCTGAATCAATCATCATGTATCCGTCCGGGGGAATGATTGCTCTCTTCAAGGGTGAGTTGCGTTGTAGGTTCTGCAGATTTAATTTGTCATCCCCGCCCCATCGACCCGTGTGTGCCGCATAGTAGCGTAGGGGTACAGGCAATGAACCTCGTTCAGAGATGCCAAGAAACCTTTCAGTCCTTGTCTCTTCTATCGTAGACTTAGTGCCCAATCTCGCTGCCACTAAAGATTGAACCTGTGTATTTGGATGCTCGAGCAGTGCCTTGAACTCTTCGTCTGTTTTAGAGAAAGCATAGGTTTGTTTGCCGTTTGCGGGGCTGACTTTCATCGGTGGCGATACACCATAGCCTTCCAAGATAATGGCAAACTTTATGTTGCTCATCAAATCATCTTTGTCGAAGTTCTCGAGCAGTTCTTCCTTGCGTTGTTTCTCACGCAACAAATGGTCTTTAATAAGATCACCATTCAACTGCAACACAGGCTCAGTGAACATGCGCACAGTCAAATCAATCAGGCGCAACTCAATGGCGGGGAAGCCAGCAGACATTGCGTTAAACAATTCCCACGTAAGGGTAACGTCATTCTTACAGTAGTCACCATACCGAGCTAACTGTTCGGGGCTGAAGTCCTGACGCCGCAGACCTAGTGCGTTTTCTACCTCTATGCCTTTCTCGCCAAGGCCGTAATAGTTTGACAGCACCTTCAAGCTACCGCCTACGTTAGTGCCATGCAAGGCTCTACCCATAGACAAAGTATCAAGCCAACCTTTGGGGCTGAGTCCGTAGACCCACTTCAAAATTGCGCCATCGAACGGGGCGTTGTGCGCAAGCGCCAAACTGTTAGCCCAATCGTATCGGGTGAGGAACTGGTGCATGGCTTCGCCATCCCCGCTAAACCATTCCGGCTCACCATCGTTGACCTGTACGGCTACGCCAATAGTTTCGAACTCAGGGCTACGAATGTATTCCTCAGTGGTAACTTTTGTTAGGCTGAACTCACGGGAATAATATGTCTCAAAGTCTATCGTTAATATGTTCACTGCATACCCCTTGCCAACCTAATGTGCATTTCAATATCGGCTAAGTTTGTTTCGTTGATGACCAACGCTACGCCACCGGACTCCCTAACATTTGTTAGGTTTTTTTCTTGTAGCGCGGTAGTTGTACCATTACCCGCTTTGGCTTCAATTGCAATGAAGTACCCGTACACACAGCACAGGAAGTCGGGCACACCGCTATTGCCGTATCCAGTACCGATAGGCATAGCGTAGTAGATGTTATGGGCTTTTAAGATAGCCTTGATCTTTGCCTTGACCTTGGCTTCAGGTGTCATTGCCATAGATCATGCTCTTCCATACTGAGACCGAAGGCATGTGGTTGTGCGACTTGGTCGGTGTCGTGTAACCATTGTGGGCAATCCATCCGAGCGTACTCAGAGTGCGTACGCCTGACACCCATACGTTAGGGTGCAACTCTTTGGGTCGGAATAAAAGTTTCTTGCCGCAGTACTCTCGGAACTCATCACCAAGAACAACGGGCTTTGATACTAGCAACTCTTCGGCTAGCTCTAAGTAACGCTCAACAAACTCGGGGCTTGTTCGGTTGGCCTTTGACCAACACTTATCTGCAAGGGCTAAAGCTGACTCCATGCGTGTGTCCATCTGATACTCCAAAATATTTTCGAGCCTCGATGATAGCACAACCTTTGACAAAGTCAATAGTACAGACGTAAAAAAGCCACCCGAAGGTGGCTAGTAGTTTCCCTAACTGTTTCTAACAAATGTTAGGTGTCACTTGAGTGAATTGATCTCACGTGTCAGATACCATTGTGCCTTACGCAAGTCTTCTAACTTGTTGTCTTTGTGGTCGGCACGTGTGATGTACTTCACCACGTTGCCAAGGTTGTATCCCAACTTCTTAGCTTCAATGAAATCAATCGTCTCGATTCCACCTACTTTGTAATGAGCAGGGTGATTTACCGCGTCGGGTTTTGGCTCAAACATTTCGATTTGTTGGGCTATGGATTTATCTGAACTAAACACACCAATGTTTTCCCATTGCCCTTTCGCCTTCACCGCTTGCGCTCTACCCTCTAAGAACTTAAGTGCAGGGGTCAAGTCCACCTTGGATTTCTTCTTCACTACCTTGGCTTTCTTCTTTGCAGTCCACATTACTGTGGCTACATAAGCAGGGGTTACACCTATCGCCTTGGCTACGTCTGCTGACTTAGCCTTTGGGTGTTTTGCAACGTAGTTACGAATCTGTGCTGACTTGGTCATTTTAGGTATTGTTGCTAATTCGATCATGATTTATTTCCTGTTTGGTTGTTAACGTACTCAGTAAGAATTTCTCTCATCTTGGCTTGCTTTGTATACGCAAAGTTTGTGTTGAAGTAATCCATCACATCCTTTGGTAGA